CAACGGAAGCATTTGTAAATTGAGAAAATATTGTTGCAGGTTTATCTTGAATAACGTTTATTCCGTTAGAACTCCAAAAAACCATAGCTCTAAAAATAGACGCCATATCTCTAATGACTCTATATGCCTCTGCTCTTTTTTGAAGGTATATATTACACACAAATCTAGGCTCTAATATAGGGGCAGACAATTCGTCAAGAAAACCGCTAGGGACAAGCTCATCGCAATATTGTGCTATCTCATACAAAGCCCATTTATCGGTCAATGCTGTATCTATAAACTTGCCAAGACCATATCTATCATTGGTTATTAAATCGTAGAAACACCAAGCTGGATTATCACTCCAAGCAACAATAAAAGTACCGTCCCATATACCTGTGTAAATTCTAGTTAGTGGGTCGTAATTAGATGGTATTTTTATTTTTAACAGTTTCATTTCATACCCACGACTAGGTATAGAATTAAACTGTTTTGCGTCAATTCTTATTCCGACTAATGCACTATTAGGATAACTAAGTTTAGTATCTATTATCTTAGTGTATGATGCAAAATAAATACTATTGTTTGTAGCTGAATTTGGTGCGTCATCCGTAACCCTAGTAACTCTTATATCCCAAGGCGCTGAACCTGTAAGAGTTATATTAGAGCTTCTTTTATATGTAGATATAGTCTTACCAGTAATATCTAAAGTTTTCTTTAGTACATAACCGCCACCATTTGACTGTAACTCAATAGTATATTCAACAGATGAGCCATGCAAATTCCCTGTATCAATGTCTTGAACAGTCATTCTAGGGGTAGAAATTGTTACATTAACTGAATCTAATTCAGCGTCAGTTATCTGTCTTACAATTGGAGAGGCTTTCTCTATCAAAACGTTAACAGAAGTTTCTGACCTTACCGAATCATTTCCGACTAAAGGAGATTGAGCTTGAGTTCCATTTCTCCAATCTATAGTAACGCCTTGAAAATTGTAAGATAAATCAGGATTTTGTAATGGAGTGTTGTCTACATATATTGATTTTTCGCCATCAACTAGACCTTCAATTTCTCCCTCACATACCAAATCAACTATTTGTGCATATTGTGAAGATACTAAATCGTTTGGGTCTTCTTTAGGAGAGCTGCCACCATCTTTTCCACCACCGCCAGAACCTAATATTAAATCATCTTTTTTCATTCTGTTGTTAATCCCGCACTGATAACTTGTGAGCCAATCCTTAATCTACCATATCCTACAGGAACTGCGTTACCTTGTCTAGTAGTATTTACAACGCCATCAAAAATATAGCTTGGGTTATCATCTGATAGCTCCGGCTCTTCAACCATAGATTCAACTATCATTCCAGCAACGCCTTGTAATACTAGCATAGTGCCTATCTGACTAACCGTTGCCATGCTAAAAAATCCTGCTTCTGCTGTTGCAGCGGTTGCGGCTTCTGTTGCCGTGCCACCAGAATAAGCTGTAGCTACTGCAATTAATATTATACCAACAACTATCTTAGCATCGTTTCCTGAACCTGCTATAACCGGAACTATTCTTATAGTATCGTTATCAGACGTTGGAGTGTGAAAATCGCGTTTATATATATTTTCAGTACCTACGAACACTTCATAACCTGAATCTTTATCTTTTATAAGATAATTTTTAAATCCTTTTATGACACTTGATAATGCTCTTATAGCTTCCGCTGGGTCTTTAACATCAAACTTATGTTTTTTGCCAAATTCTTTACCAAGTTTTCCGTATAGCAATATAGTTTTCATAAAAATTCCTTATGGCGAACGATTCCCCAAGTGTGTTTTAACCAGTAACCACCATACATATCTATACTGCTAAACCTATTCTGTACGTGGTGTATCATCTTCCCCTCGCCTAAATAAACTGCTGCATGATTTGGTATAGAAGATGATGCCATCATTATTATAACGTCATTTATTTTTATATCTTTTACACTATCAAAATCTATTCTTTTGAATCCAGTTTTTTCAAAGTTGTCAACATATAGATTTTCCCCTCTTTCCCAAAACTTATCCGCTCTTTCAAACTCTTTAAGGTTTATGTTTAGTTCATTTTTATAATGGTCTTTTATTATACTATAGCAATCGAGAATTCCAAATGAAAATTCTCTACCAACCATAGGAGCAGAATAACCACTAGGCTCCGTGATAGTGTGTTGAGAAGTCCTTGGGTTTACTATAATCCAAGGCAATACGCCTTTTTCTATGGATACTAAATCAGCCTGTGAGGGTTTAGGATTGATATCTGGGTGTGAATGTACTATATGCGTTATCTCCATTTTGTCTTCTGCATATGCATAATCAATTGGGTCTATAACGAAATTATTCAGTTTGTCGTCAGATATATTTTTACATTCGATATATCTTAACTTTCCTTTAAACACACCTATTAAACCGCAAGTTTCTTCTGGGCATTTTTCTTTAGCATGTTCTATAGCTTGGTTTATTGCATTATCCATTAGCTCAATAATCCTGCACCGGGAAAACCACCATAAGGTAATATTGCAGTAGTTCCAAATCTCAATTGACAGCTTGTGAGTCTTTTTCCACACACGTCAAGTGCTGGGTCGGCAGTTGGATTATCATTTGAATCGGCAACCGCTCCACCTGCATATGTACACTCTCCAGACCTATACAGCCAAGTGCAAGAATTCTGTATTATTTGTCGTCTTGGTATTTTTATTCCGTCCAAGTCAAGTGAAGATACCAATTCAAACTCAACAAAGACTTTATTCTCAGTAACTTTTCTGTCTATAAAATAAATATCATCTGCGAAATATACTGCTGCATCTGCTGTTGGATTAACACCACCAACAAAATTAACTGCATCAAGATATTTAACCATCGTTCTTTTTCTTGTTATTTTACCACCAATCAAATCATCTAAACTTTTCATCAAAGGTACTAACAAACCACTTACATTCGCAATCTTCATTGTTGGTCTAGAAAGTGAACCTTGTGTGCTAGTTTCAAAACCAACTAGCTCAACAGGAAATTGAGTGTAAGTGTTTCCTTGCCAAACCACTGATGTATTTAATTCGTTAGTTCCATTATGAAATCTATAAATGCTGTCGCCTAAACCTGTAAGGTCAACCTCTATCAAGCTTACTATTGCTCCCGGAGATAGTTCTTGTACAGTTTGCACTATTGACATTAGAAGAACACCTCTTCAAACGTACAAGTTATACTAGACGTAAAACCAGAAACATAATTTCTTGAATGCTCTTTGCATTTGAATCTACCTGCTATACCAGAAGGAGGAATCCAATCAAATGGCGTTGTTGCAGTTTCGTTTGTATCAAAGAATGCTTCTATTGCATCACCGTCAGTTTTATCAAGTGTGTTAAATTGCAAACTAAACTTTCTTGGTTTTGAATTTATTCCATCAAGCACAGCTTGTTCATAACCATCGCCAAATTTAGCTTCAATTATTTTAGGTTTTACATTTATGCTAGATGAATAGCTTGGCAATGCCGTAAATGTAGCCATTATCTCCCGCTCCTATTCAATATACCACCCGGTCTCATTTCTTTAATCAACTGTTGGTTTACAGCATTTGAAAGCATGTTGCCTAGAGCAGCGCCATCATTTTCACTTGAGGTTACTTTCTGTTCTACCTCACCATTCTGGTCTATATTAACGGTTATAGTAACGTTGTTATCACCAGTACCACCATTAGAAGACTCTACTCCTAAATTCCCGCTAGGCATTCTAGTTAGTGGCATGATAGCTTCTTCGCCAGCTTCACCCATTAAACCAGTGCCTTTAGCAAATGGGAACAAAGTAGGTTTATCAACGACTGTATTTGAGTATGCCGAAATGCCTGCTCCAGATTTTACCCCACCTTTTGCAAGTTCTAGTGCGTTTATGCCATTTCCCCCAAAGCTTTCTGTTGGAGTGCCCATGAACATACCAGTGATACCTGTAATAGCTTTCATAATCAAAGCCTTAAGTATCATTCTTTCCATATCTTTAAGTACCGATTCAGTCATTTGTCTGAATGCATCTTCGCCTTTCTTACCACCAATCACTATGGCGTCAGCCATACCATCGAGTATTGATTCAGTGCCAGTTGCAACGACCTCATAAGTTGTCTTAACCTTAGAGCCAAAATCATCAACGCCTTTATTGATACCCTTGTATATCTGCTCGAACTGAATAAGCTCCCCTCTCAATGACTTAGACTGATTTACTTGGTGTTCCATAGTCTTAGTTAAGATTTCTAACTGTCGGTTATGCTCATACTCTGAAAGGTTAAGTCTATCTTTAGCCGCAGTAAGAGCAATAACTTCTGTGTTATAAACTCTGATTGCTTTTGCTCCAGCGTCAAATTTCTGCTCAAGACCAGAAGTAAAATCTTCGTCTTTCTTTTTAAGCTTTGCATCTGTCTCAGCTTTTAGAGTTGCATTCCATTTCTTTCTATCTTGGTCTAAGCTATTCCCTGTATTGCTTTCATAAATCTTAGCCTTGCCTAGTTCAATATATTTCTTCTCTATCGCCTTTAAGCCTTTTTCATAATTAGCCATTATGCTTAGTTTTTCAAAGCCTAGAGTAGCAGTTATATCACCGCCAAGTTTTGCAGTATTAGCTTGCGCTGCATTAGTCGTTGCTTCTATACTAGTTACAACACCGTCTATATGCTTCTTTATCTCTTTAAGCTC